ATAAAAAATGATTAAAGTTATAATATTTGATTTAGATGGGGTACTAGTCGATACTAAAATGATTCACTACGAAGCACTTAACTTAGATTTAGAAAAATTTAACTTTGAAAAATTTGAATCAGGTTAAATCAGATATATATAAAAAGAATAAAGATGTATTTAGATCTTTAGAAGTAGAGCCTAAAGCAGAACAAAGACTTAAATTAAAAGTAGCTAATATATTGAGAGATAGAGTAGAACAAGAAATTGGTTCTAAAGTAGATGTACTTCCTCCAGAAAGTTTAAAAGCATTTCAAGAAGCAAATAAAAACTATGGAGCATTAGCTGAAGCATCAGAAATATTAGAAGAATCACTAACTCAAGATAAGGGTAAAAACTTTATTACTAAAGCTATGAATGATGGTATTCAAAGATATCTAGGTGTGTCTACTGTACTGGCATCTCAAGCATCTGCTCCTGCAGCCGTAGCCGGAGCTACTGTAATGGGGCTAAGATCTTTATCTCAACAGCCGTGGGCAAATAAAGTATTAGCTAAGAGTGCTAATTCAGTAGCCAGTGCTATTAGTAAGAATCCAGATAAGTATAATGCAATAGCTTCTAGATTAGCTTCTAGTGCTGCTATATCCAGTGAAAAATTCTTTGATACTTTTGTAGCTAGTACAGCTCAAGTAGATTTAATGGAACAACCTTTAGCTAGAAATACTGAAGAGGTAATTAGAAGACAAGATAGTATTGTAACTTTAGCATCTTCTTTAAATAAGGATTTAGGAGATAGACTTAGAAAAGCTATTCAGAATAAAAATGTAGGAGCTATCAGACAAGCTATGTCCCTGGCTAGTAGTATGGCTCCAGATATGGTACAACCTGGAATAGGCTGGGATGGAATGGCTATTACTCCACAAGATAATCAAGCTGTTCAAGCTTATCTTCAATCTGTAAAATCTCCTAGAGATAGAATGATGATGAGTTCAAAGTTTGCTAAAGATGGGATGATTCCTGATTCAATGTTTGCTAAAGAAGAACCTATGAAGATGCAACAGTTTGTATATACTAAAAGAAGAAATAAAGTAGATAAACCGGAGTATTAATGAAGACTATACGAGAAGCAGCTAAATCTGCCGCCTGGCAACGTAAAGAAGGTAAGAGTCCTAGTGGAGGACTAAACCGTAAAGGTGTAGCTTCTTACCGTAAAGCGAACCCAGGTAGTAAATTAAAGATGGCAGTAACTACTCCTCCTTCTAAGTTAAAGAAAGGAAGTAAAGCTGCTAATCGACGTAAATCATTTTGTGCTAGAATGATGGGAATGAAAAGAAGATTAACCTCAGCAAAGACAGCAAGAGATCCTAATAGTAGGATTAACAAGTCATTGCGTAAATGGAACTGTTAACATGAAAGAGATAGAGCAGGATATAAAAGTTATTCGAGAATCACAGATTAGAATGGAACAAGATATAAAATATCATATCAAGAGAACTGACCTGCTCGAAAAGCGTGTAGATAAAAATGAAGAATTATTACAACCTTTAGTGGTATGGAAATGGATGCGTGATAACCTGAAGTTCATTCTTGTACTGCTAGGATGCATTGCATCAATAGTTATATGGGGTATTAAGAATGGCTAAACCAAAGAATAAAGAACTGTATGCAAGAGTAAAGGCTGAGGCAAAGCGCAAATTTAAGGTCTATCCTTCGGCATACGCCAATGCCTGGCTAGTGAGAACTTACAAGAAAAGAGGCGGAACTTACTAATGAGTTTAAAGAAATGGTTTGCAGAGAAATGGGTTGATATTGGACGTAAGAAGAAAGATGGTTCTTATGCTGATTGTGGACGTAGAGATTCCAGTAAAGGTAAGTACCCTAAATGTGTACCTGCTGCGAAGGCAGCTTCTATGTCAAAAGGACAGATTAGATCTGCTGTACAAAGAAAGCGTAAAGCTGAAAAAAGTAAACGAAGGGTAGGAAATAAACCAATAAACGTATCAACATTCGCGAGGAAAAAATGAGAAGACCAGGTAGAGGTGACACATTAATTAAGATTGCTTCCTTAGGTGGAGGAGGTGTGGCTATAGGAGGGAATCTACAAAAAACTGCTAATAGAGCCAAGAGAATAAAAGAAGAACTAGAGAAATCTAAACGAGAGGATGCTATGTATAAAGATAAAATTAAACGTATGAAAAAAGCTGCGGCTAGAAAAAGAATACAAAAGAAAAAAGGGAGTAAATGTGCGTCATGTGGTGGTAAAGGTTGTTCTAAGTGTATGTCTAATACTGGTGATGGTACCGGAGCTGCTCAAGGGAAATACAAAGGTAAATAGAATGGCTAGTAAAGAAGAAGTTAAAAAGTCAGTAATTAAATATTTTAAAGAGAGTCCTTCTCGTAGTAAATATTTAAAAGAAGGTTCTCTAGATAAGAGAATTAAGAAAGGTGTTAAGATGGCTCATAGAAAGCAAATTAAAAAGGCAGTATATGACGCTATGAAAGATCTAAACTTAACTGGTAGGGAAAAGGCTGCGTATTTAGCTACAATAAAAGCTGAAACAAATTTTAATGTAACGAAAGAAAAAGGTTATACTGTAAAAAATCTTTTAGACATGCAAAAACAATTTTCAGAATTAAAAGGTATGAGTCCTAAGGAAATAAAAAAACTTCATAGTAAAGGACAAAAAGCTATATATGATAAAATATATGGAGGTAAACGAGGTAAGGATTTAGGTAATCTTCCAGGCGAGGGATATAAGTTTAGAGGAGCTGGTTTATTTCAAACTACAGGTAGACATAATATATCTGAAGCCAGTAAAGAATTGTTTCCAGAAGCTCCTGATACCTTGTTAAAGAACCCTAACCTATTAAATGAAAACTATGATGTAATGAGGAAACAAGCTGCTAATTACTGGAAAAAGATAAGAAAAAAGGTAGATTTTTCTAAAGAAGATGCTATGGATAAAGTTACAGATATAGTAAATAAAAAGACTAAATCTAGAGCAAAAAGAAATTTATTATTTAAAGAGTTTTTAGATAAAGATACATCTTCTAAAGAACTAAACGAAAAGACTAAAGGTAAATCATATAAAGAAATTGCTGACGAAGTTAGTAAATTCATAGAATAGGAGAAAGCTATGGAAAAAAAGAAAGACAAGAAAGGTTTAATGGACATTTTATTTAATAAAGCTGTTAGACCAAATAAAGTAGGTAAACCAAATTTCAAAGGTGGTATAGCTGAGAATGTAAAAAGAATAGCTAATATGAAAAGAAAGAAAAAGAAGTCAGGGTATTAATGGGATTATTTGATTTCATATCAAACATATTTAGTCCAGCATCTAAGATAGTTGATGAGCTTCATACTTCTGAAGAGGAGAAGCTTAAACTAAAAAATGAGTTGGCTAAGATACAAGGAAAAGCACAGGATAGAATCCTAGACTACGAAAGTAAGCTGGCAGAATACCGACACAAATTGCTAATCGCAGAGGCTAATTCACCTCATCCTTTTGTTGCCATGTGGCGACCCATCTGTTCGACCGCTCTGGTCACTATTATTGTGTTGGCTTCTTTTGGTCTTTGTAATCCAGGTCCTGAGCTGTACAAGTTAGCTGAGATCTTTTTAGGTGCTTATGTTGGAGGACGTACCATAGAGAAGATTGTAAGTGCAAGTAAGCTAGGCAAGTAAGAAAGATCATACATCTTCAATATCTGATATTTCCACAGGTTCTAAATGATCATGACAATATAAAAACATTGCGTTTGCTAAGGCATGAGCCATGTGATGTAAGCCTGTCTCTGGATCTTGCTGTTCTCCCATACGCCAGGCTTGTATATGCCTAAGTAAGGCTGCCTCGTATCTGTGAGGTTCTACATTCTTCCAGTTATATCTATCATACTTCTGTGCGCCAATAGTTAGAACCTTAGCTAGGTCTTCTAAGGCATGTGCATCTATTAAATCATATTGTGGTTTATCTGTATCAAATTTCTTACCTTCCATGACTCCCTTTAATGGATCGAGACGGATATTAAGCTATAAGCACCGTCTCCACAAAGACCCATAACTAACTATATCATACTTTGCTTTTTAAGTCTACCCCATCTTTCATACCAAGATAAAGTAAATAGGTCCTCAAGATATATAGCTCTCTTACTATGCTCTAACCATTTTACACGTGGCATCTTGACTAGATCTTTCTTCATTATGGTTTCAATCTTTATACATCCGTATATGATTACCTCCATGTTCTCCACATCGACAAGACAAGGGATAAGAAAATCACGATTAGTAACATTTCTGAATAATTTATCAACATGTCCCATACCGTTACCACCATACTGTAGTATATAGGACTTACCATATTTATTAGCCGACTCAACGCATTGTGATTTACAATGAAATCTATTACCAGTATTGTCTGTAAGGTCAGCATCATAACTTTTTTTCTTAGTGTCATATACGTTAAAATCCGGTTTGCTAGCTTTTATACCTAGTCGTTTAAGAGCCCTGTAGATTCCTATCTCTCCTAAGGCTCCAGTTGTTATATCATGGGTAATCTTATCTAAGCTACCCTGACCTCTTTTTTTATAATGATCTATAGAGAGATGGACTCTATCATTGGCGAATTGCTTCGCTATCTCCAGGTCCTTCTTCTTTAGTTCTACTGTTAATGATTTCATTAGATAATTCCTTTATCTTTTTCTCAGCATGCTTTAATCTTTCTTTAACATACTTTAACTGGGATCTTAATACTGCATTTTCTCTCTGCTCTCTTTTTAGTCTAGTATAAATCCTGTTCTTGTCATCAATCAATTGATCAATGATCTTGTCTCTACTGTCTCTCATCTTCATTATCTTGCTCATGACTAGCCTTTAGGACACCAATCGTAATGATGTGGTACTTCCAATTTATCTCCTCCACACTCGCAAATAGATGGTAGATTTTTCTTTTTAATTGTATCTGTCCAGCGTTCTAAATCATCCTCTTTACATGTAAATTCTATGTCCGGCATTTCGAGTAGAACTACTCTATAGATTGCATCGCCTTTATATAGCTCTCTGCCTACAACAGCGCCTAAGCTACCTTGGCTAATTCCCTCCCTCGTAATTCGTACCCAATCTCCGTTATCAAACTTCATTTACAATACCTTGGTGAGATAGTCGATTCTACACTGATTTTTACATCAGGTACTACGAGTGACATAGAGTTTACCATAATTTCCTCCTGTAGTCTACGCATTTCTTCTGCTGTATTTTCAGGTACTTCCGTGATTATTTCGTCATGCACAAACCCTACCAGCTCAAATCCTGCGTCCATGAGGTTATATAAAGCTATCTTAGCTCCATCTGCTGCTAGTCCCTGGAAGGGTGTATTCTTCTCAGCACAGTACGTTGTATTGGCTCTTATGCGTCCTGTAAGTGTGGTTACATACCCTTCCTCTCCCTTCATATATTCCTTCATCTCAGGGAACGCCTCAAACCACGTATCTTTCATTTTCTGAGCCTCATGCTCACTTACATTAAGGTCATATCCTTTCGCAAACTGTATAAAGGTTTCTATGCCTAAGCCTCCTGGGAAACCAAAGTTTGCAGCCTTAGCAGCTTGCCGCTGCCATTTCTCTACCTTGTCTTCTGGTACACCAAATAGGACAGACGCATAGTATTTATGCAAGTCTGCCCCATCGTTTATCTTGTTACGCATTACTGAGCTACCAAAGTTAGTGTAAACATGTTGAGCTAAGGTAGCAAGCTCAATTGCGCTGTAGTCAGTTATCAGTAATGTATTACCTTCCCTAGCTTTAAACATTGATCGTATATCCCCATCTCTAGGGAGCTGTTGTATATTAGGTGAGGAGCATCCTGTCCTGCCTGTATTTTTAATTAAGTCATACCTTGGATGTACTCTACTGCCTTGTAGTTTTCTAATAAAGAATGTTGTTTTTTCAGTACGTTTGTACTCCAAGAATGATTTTATAAAGGGATTATCGCTATACTTTTCCAGATCACTCTCCTTCATGGAATAATCCCCTTGGTCTGTTTTAGGTAGTGGTAGTCCACTAAATTCTATTACATAATTATATGCAGCTTGATTACCTTTGATGCCTTTTACAAATCCGTAAGCAGACATCTTTGCATGTAATACCTCCAGTTTAGAGTTAAGTTCTTGTAGTAATAATGAGGCTCTCTCTTCATCAAACCCTATACCATTTTTGTACATCCGGTTAAGAGCTAAAGCTCCGAGCAATTGTATGTGATGCGATAACATGGTATTTGTATTTAATTTAGATGCCTCCAATCTGAGTCTGACAAAACAATAGAAGGTTGCGATAACATCCTTCGCTCCGTATTCGAGAAAGGCTTTTGGTATTTCTTGTAGTGGTGTTTTCTTATACTCGGCAAAGTTACATCTGACATCTTCGTTTTTGTCGAGTGCTTCTCCAAGTAATTCTTCACTAATTTTAGACAACCCATACTTCCTAGGTACATCGCCCCCAGTAGCAAGATGCCATAAACGATATAAAATGTTAATATCAAAAATGCGATCACGCTCTATCTGCTCCTTCAAAAGATATTTGTCTTCCGTGAATTTACGTAATACATCTATATCGAAAGGAGCGTTAGCAAAGACGAGTGTTCGAGTCACATGCTTTTTTAAAAAGTCGTCTACTAAGCTCCTATCAACATAGTACAGATTCTCCCCATCAAATACTTGAAAGGTTATAAGATCAGGAGTTTCTGTAAAAGGTATTACAGTAGTTTCAGTATCAATGGCGAGAGTTCTACCTAACTCTTCTCCCTGCCAAAACTGTATGTTGTACTCTACACCATTGAATAGCATACTTACTTCCTACTGTACTTTTTAATTACATTACGTGGCTTATATCCTGGGTTACTTTCAACCGAAGTTTCTACCACTAATTCTTTACCAATGAATTGTTCTATCTGGCTACTATCATTACCTAAGGCTTCAAAACCTCCGTGTACACCAATAGACTTCAACATCCTATCAAGGCGTTGTAAGCCAATACCGGCTGCCTTAGGGTTAGGGTGACTAATTAAGAATGAGTCCCAAATCAATCGATTCTTAAACTCTCCATCTGAAACCTGAAAAGATACATCAATTAGTGTACCGTTTCCGGCTTTGGTAGATTTCTCACCTACTCTATTCAGAGTAACAGTATAGTTATCATCTGATAGAGGTTCGTAAGATTTCTTTTCATTTGACTGTGTTTGTACATTTTGTATCATGTATTCTCCTTGTATGTTGGCAGGTTACAAGTCAGATAAATTTGTTCTAATTTTTTTTGCATTGTATTCTTCATCTATTTCATCTAAAAACTTTTGTAGCTCTTTTCCCTTATATCGTTTGATACTATCAGCTATCATGTCTAATACTAACATCTGATCTTCTATGGATAAGTGATCTAAGTTTTCAGTGTTCATTACTTCTTGAATTACTTCCATCATAGTGACTTCATTAAAAGCTTCTACCATAATATATCTCCTTCATATATCTATATTTAGCTCTGGCAGTGACACCACCTCCAGCCTTAGTTACCTCAACAATAGTGCCAGGACCTTTTTCAAATCCCCCACTGTCACTAAGCACGTAATTGTGAGAATTATTAAACTGATGATAATGCCTTTCTGTATTAGGTTTAAATTCACTCAGCTTTCTTAGTTTTCTTGCGACTCTTCCGTTCACTCTTAGGCTCCTCTTGAGGTGTGATTGTTGCTTGGCTTAGTAGACCATAAATAAAATCTATCTTAGCTGCCATATCTAATAGAATGGCTTGTCTTTCTAATTCAAGTTCTTTACTATTCGGCATCTTTCTCTCCTTGTAATACGCCCAATGCTAGACGCAATGTTAAGTTAACAAATATTTTAAAAAGGTCATACAATACTAATCCTTCTATTATTCTCAGTGTCATCTCACTCATCATATTCTCCTAGGTGTAAACATTCCTCTAGTTCTGCTAATCTTGTTTTTAGTTTCTTTAATTCATTAGTCCACATAGGTATATCAGAGCTTGTAGGATTCTCTTGTATATGGTGAGTAACTAAATTAACAGCATCCTTATAATCATATATCATATAAATTAACTCCTTCTCACTCATTCCTTAAATTCAGCCCAGGAAGGTAAGTCTACTTCCTGTATCCCTTCTTTAAAGTATATCCCAGTTTTCTCAGCTTCCGCAAGTCTTTTTATTGCTGTCTTATATTTTTTTCTACCGTTCTCTAATAAATCTTCACTGGCTTTTAATATACCTACATCACCATTTTGTTTGTTAAGAAACGCAAATATAAAGTCATGGTCCTGTCCAGTGTATTTTTTAAATGCGTCAACATATAAAGCAGCAGATAAATCATAATCAAACCTGATAATAGTTTTAGCTGCGGAGAATTTATCAACAGGATCGCTACTAGTTTTAACATCTATAATCATTCCTTCTTTTATGTAGTCAGCTCTTACCTTTATTGGCATACCCTCTAATTCTACACATAATGTATGTTCTGCTAATCCGCCTTGAATGAGTCCGGCAGTGTCCACGTGTTCATGATAGAGGTTATAAAGGTCGAGAGCTTGTTGCGCCTGAGACGCTGTAATAATTGTTTTACCTTCGTTATTGGATTTAAACTCTTCATAAACTTTACCTCTTCTTGTAGCTCCTTCAAATACTGCAAACTCTTCATCTGTTTTTTCAGGTTCTAGTAATAAGCTATGCATATATGAACCGAAGTCATAGGCACTCTTATAAGTATCCTCTCTTGGTTCTCCTAGTACATATCTCTTGTGATATTCTCTCGGATCTTTTAGAAACAACTTTAGGGTTGAACTTGATTTAAACTTCCTGTCACTATGATAAGTTTCATTATCACAATTGTTAATTCCTATTTTTAACATTTTGTACTCCTATACACATATACTACCTTACCTTCCTTTTTAAGAGATACATACTCTGCTTGACCTGTCTCTAGCAAGTCTTCTAGTATTTCATTTCTTTCTTTCTTTTTAAGAAACCTTGTCTTATTACCTATCTGAGTTTTAGTTAATCCATCTTTACTATTACCAATTATAGATAATACTTTTTGTAAATGTTGTTCTGTCTTATTACTAAATACACACTGTTGAATTATATTTTTCATGTGGTGATAAAAGTATTGTACAGTCTGGTAGCCAAAAGTTACATCTGTATGATCAACTTCTGGTATAGGTTTATATATCTGTCTTGATATGGCATGGATCATTGTAACTTTTAGCATTTGCTGATATAGCCTTGATATAATTGGTAACATAACATCATTGCCCTCAGATTCGATTCTAAGCTTGTCAAATTCCTCGAAGGCATGTTGTAGCATATTGTTAGCTTGATCAGTCTTAGTAAGGAATGTGATGTCCTGGGCGTGTCCTGCAATTACTTTATCAGACTTTTCAGGTTCATAACTTGCTAATTGCTGTAAGTTCAATATAGTTTTATTATCTAGTCGTGTAGGTTGCTCTACCCTTCTAGCTTTTTTATCTCCATCTCCGATAAAAATAAGGAAACGACCCATAAGACCTTTCTCAATCGCACTAACGGTAACTCCTTCGGAAAGACCGGTAGGCGTAGTTGAGCAAAGGAGGTTGACATTAGGTCTTAAAGCACGTCCCTTATTTCCCTCAGCAGTTTGTCTACCGAGAAAGATTGATGTTGATGTTGTATATAGTTCTGCTAATATATCTGCCATCTTGGCATTGTATGTAGCTCCACCTCTATTAACTGACTTGAGCATACCTCCTGCTTCGTCTACAATATCTAACCGTACAGGCGACTCAGGTAGTCCATCCATAAGTGACGCATCACTGACATAATCTCCACTCCCCAGTAGATAGTCGCATTTTGCATCAATGAGAACTTCCTTGATTTTTTCTTGAGGTGCGTTCTTACCTGAGCCAGACGGTGCTACGTTTAATAAATATAAGTTAGGAGCTACTCCTTCAAACTCAAACTTACGACCGGATAACGTAGCTATTAATGATAAAGCTGCCGAGAAGGCAAAAGCTGGTTGCTCTATATAACTATTCTTTAGAATGTAAGTCATGATTGCAGCGAGGACACCTTCCGGTTTCGGTAACTCGGGGTTGCTTGAGTTTTCTGATGCCTCGCTTTTTGACTTTCCCTCGCTACCCTCCGTTGGTAGTATAATGTCTTCATAACTTTGATTAGCGTTGTATCGCTTAGTGTTGAAGGAAGTCAGGTGAGAAGAGAAGAAAGCTAATGCATTAGTAGCAGCATTGTCATTTCCAAACTCGCTAACATCTGTAAACAATGGAGTTTCATGATTCTCTTCATCAAATTTAATTAACTTATTAATGATTAATCCTAAATCATTTTCTTCTTTAATAACAGTAGCGCAATATTTTGATAAGGCATCATTCCTACCTTGAACAATTTTATTGTAACTTGTTTCTTCTGCTCCCACATGATTTTTTATAAGTAAGCTTTTTAACGTAGGTATTAAGTATATAGGAAATACGTCCAGCTCCTCAGGCTTTATGTTAGCAAGGGACTCACCTTTCCATACATAACTACTACCTGAGGGGTGAACGCTTGGAGGTATTGTCGTCTTCTTTCCTGTACTCAGAATCTCCAAAACTATATTACCATTTACTTTTATATTGTCTGTATTTATTCCTTTCGTCCACTTAAAAAATCGTGTCCATCCTTTACTGCCTACCTTTTCAACTTTACTTGGAGGTACAACTTTCTCAATGATTTCAACTATTTGAGGGTCTACACAGTCTAGATCAATAGCTACTATACCCGATGCCTCACCTAAGCATACTGCTACATTGGACTTGTCAAAACTATTGGACCAGTTTTCAATCTCTTGATCAGTTGGTTTAGTATCACAATAGTTTGTCCATCCTTTTATAGCAGGTTGTTTAGACATAAATTTATCTGGTATAACAGAGTAGCCAGCGTCCGTGAACTCTCTTGCATACTGCTTATATAAATTCATTCTTCATCCTCTACTTGATATCCGCAAGCGGTTAAAAATTTATTAAATGCGTCTACTACTTCTCCTAAAGTCTGAGCATCGGTTTGTATTTCTACAAGCATACCATCGCTCGCATCGTCTAAATTCTCAAAATGATGTTTTGTTTTTATAAACTTAATCATTAGAACCTAAATGTTATGCCACTAAAAGTCATTAATGGAGTTATCATGGTAGTCAATGCTATGTCATCTGTTACAGGAAAATCAAGTTCAAACCCCATGATAGGCATGAACTCATGAAAAGGTAATTTAATACCTATATCTCTAAATGGTTTTTCTTCCTGAAAATAACCGCCTAACTTAAAATCTATAACTGCTGACTCATGAGTAACAAGATTAAAATCATAACCATACCCAACAATAGGTTCGCGTACACTATTCTCTCCTAGTAAAACATTGTGATTATCAAATTTCATTATGACGTTAGGTGATACCATAACATCTGGTATTTGTGGCTCTAATGATAATGTATGAAATATCAGTCCACCTAATGTAAGTTCTGTTAACATTTTTACCTCCCTTCTTTTATTTTACACCTAATCAAGTAAGTTAGGCAAATGATATTTACAATATAATTAAATAAACGAGGCATGTACATGTCCTGTAATTCTACAGCAAACAGACCTACCTCGCCCACTAGCCATAAGACTAGTAATCCCCATGAACATCCTGTTCGACCCTTCCTTAGGCACTCTATAACTTCTGGAATAGCGCACAGCGCCATACATATCCCACCTATCCATCCAATGGTTTCCATCACTTACAGTCCTTGTACAGTTTTATACGGTTTTCTACGGTTTTTTGCAGGTTTTTTACGGTTTTTATACAGTTTTGTACAGAACGCCGCGCCCCCTTATATATTAATCCAGTAGTTAAGTCCTTATAATTATTCATATATTACATTTTTTCCTTGACATTATTATTATTTAGTATAAATTAGTCTATAGATTTTTAACCCTATCGGGAGATTAATCTATATCCAAAAAATAATTATCAATATCAGCCACTTCCTCACCAAATTTTGCCTCAATTTCATCACCAAAACTACAGTCAATCATGAACCTAAGGTTATTCAACGCTAATGCGTACAGCGTCTCTTGATGCTCAGGATCCTCATTTTGTATTGTCGCTCCTGCGGTTTCCACTTTCGTCAAAGACCTTTTGCACCTTGCTAAAATTTTCTCGTATTGCTCTTTCGTAGCTCTTTCCATATAGTTCCTCCACGTGATTTAAAAAATTTACAAAGTTATAAAACTTCGATTGTCTAAATACCTTAAATAATAATTGTCTTTCATTCGTAGTCAATTTATGGTATGATTCTTGCATGATAGTTTCCTTTTCCATTAAAGCCAAACCGTTTAGCGTAAACAAAGCGTACTATAAGAACCGACAATTAACACAAGAAGCAAGAGCTTGGAGAGAGGATTTTCTACTCCAATTGCAGACACCAGAGGTAATCCAACAAATACAATCACTAAAGAAAGAATGGTGCTCAACACAACATGCATTATCTGTTTCTTATGACTTTTTTTATCCACGTAAACTCCTAGTTACTAAAAAAGGCGAGGTCTCAAAGAGATCCATGGACCTCACCAATATTGAAAAATTAGTTCAAGATAATCTATTCGAGCATCGCTACAATGGTAGAGAGATCGACGGTGCAGTTATCGAGAACTTCGACATCGACGACAAATTTATTGTTTCCCTCCGCTCTCGGAAATTGGGACATAACCAGCCGTATCACGAAATTCTGATAACCGTTGAACTTTTGCCTCTAAAACCTTTACTTCAATTGTAAGATCGGCTAACGCCTCTGCTAAATCATCTATATCAAATGCTCTTTTCACGATTACTTCCTCCTCTTCTAACGTATAATTGACTGAGTTCTTGCTCCATGTCAGTACTTTTAATAAACTCTTTAATGTCGAAAGCACTTCCGTTATCAACTTCCCAATCACTATAATAAGTTTTTTCATAATAACCTCTCCTCATCTCACTCATACCTGCCCACACATTTCCATGATTGTTTTGCGCTACCTCGGTTCGCCATGGGACTTGGTTTGTCCTAGGGTATATAACATGCATTGGCTTTTCCCACGCATAGTAACCACAATGTACGCAACACTCTTCTTCATCTACTTCGGTAGGATGAAACTTTAAATGCTTTTGATTATAATCTTTTTTTCCATCCTCAAGTAGGCAAGTACACATAAATTCTCTATTTGACTTGGACATCAAGACCTTGCTCCTGTAAATTATCACTAATGTTACTTAGGTTTCTACCCTGTACTTCGTCATCAAAATACCCGACGCTTGCTAAGGCTTTAACTAAGGTATCCACCGTTAAGTCTTTAAATGTTTTTGCATCCTGTACAATGACACCTTTACCCTCAGTAAAAAATGTAGCTACTTCTTTGAGTGTTACATGTCTGGAATCTGTTACAGAGTACAATTTACGGTTATTGTATTTTCTTATTTGCTTACCCTTAAACATTGTCGTACCTCCTTCTTGTATTTTTTACTTTCTTAATAATGCGTTCATTAAATGGATTTAACATGTCATTTATTTTACCTACAATAGTTCTAAGATGCTCTACCTCCTTTTGATCTAGTTTATCTAAATTATGTTCATTTACAAAATTAAATACACTATTCGCTGCTAAAATGTAACGCTCCAGTAATCTATCCTCTTTTGATTTAGCACATACTTTATGATATCTTTCAAGTAGTTCATCTCTAGTAGTCTTTCTATTTATCCTGCCATGGATAGGTCTCGAAATGTTTCTAATAATTAAAGCCGTCTCCTTAGTTATATTATTAGTATCAATCAAACCCTCCTCTTCCAATGGCTTTACAATGTTTCTATACTCTTCACTCCACTTCTGTAATGTAGCAGGGTTAACTCCGACGTCAAGAGCAAACTGTTTCAGAGTATAAATCTCTCCTGATTTAACTTTCTTTAAATGGTCTTTCCCTTGACCTCCGTACATGATATCACAAACCTCATCTGATATCTTTACAATCTTAAACTTAAATTCTCTAGCTTGTTGTTTAGCAAACTTATATTTTTCATATAGGTTTTTAGCTAATTTAATCTTAGATTTACGCTCTTGTTTGTTCATTACTTACCTCTCCACTGAAATGCTGTTAATCCTTTTTTAGTTTTCTTTTTATTCTTTTTACTCATTACCTTACCTCCTCAAGTTCGGGTTTAAACCATTCTGGTGTTACACTATTTTTCCATTTTGCCATATATGCTTTGTCTCCGTTGTAGTAGTTTCTATATGCTTGTATTGTACTTGGGTCCTTGTACTCATCAGGCATGCATTGAGGAGCTTGGTCCAGACACAACGGTTCTCTGATATTCTCTAAACTTATATTCTTAGGATACATGCACAATGCAAACTTTAAGTTATCCCATGACTTATGTCCTTTGTCATATCGTTGCCTGTACTCCTGACTTAGGCTATAGAGTAAATCAAATACATACTGATAGTTACGTGCATTTTGTCTCACCCACACGCTACTAGGATGATTCACGTGTGTTTTTTTATAAAGCCTCTCATCCATCCATGGGTCAAGCTCACCTTCATCTAATACACGATGCGCTGTAGATAGTAGTTGGCAATACTCTAAAATCATTTTTACAACATGTTTGTCGCAATGGTATTTAGCGCATTGTTTAGTATCAGTATCTAAGAAGAATATATTCATTAATCCTCCACCCAATACTCGTTACCTGTAAATGGTTCTACCTTAATATTGCCTTCATCTTTATGCATCTGATAGAATTCATTCTGTAATTCGTACAGTAAATGAGGCGCACGTTCTCTTAATATTTCAGATGCGGTCCAGTTGTGGTCAATGTCTTGGTTAAAATCATCTAAATCAATCATATAGCCTCCCCATATAAGTAAGTTATACCTTTCTTAGTGTACACGTCAACGCCTAAGGCACGTAATCTCGATTTAGTCGTTGGGGTAGGATATTGCCTAAGTGTTATTTTATTAACCACGGTATGTCTAGAATCTTTATCACACATAACACTCGCTATATGGTTTCCATGCAAGAATACATGGGCAACATTAGCGTCAATCTTAACATGCGTATTATCTAAACTAAAGTTTCTACCTTGCTCTATAGCGTTCAACATTTTCTTTTCTATCAATCTCATATAACCTCCTAAGGAAAAATGTTTATACCTAATTGACTCTTGATTTCGTACATTGCAAACATGATGCCAACTAAGGCAAGTCCAAACACTGCTATAAGTATAGTTATCGCAATGATATCGTCTCTCATTCGTTTAATATTATTACGATTGAACAAAATCAATGCAAGTTTTTCGTTTGGGTCTAAATTATTAAAGTTCATTTTCATCGCCTCCTTTGTAATAATGTAGCACTCTCCGCAACGCCTCAACGTCTTCCAAGTCCTCAGCGTGTTCACAATGCCATTTTAAATCGCTAATTATTATTTTTTCAATAGTATTAAAATCTAAATCTACTTCAACTATCATTTTACCTCCTAAAATGGTATGTCTTCATTAGCTACTGATTCTAATTCATGGTACATCTCTTGACATATATCATTGACCATTGAATCTTCTTGTTTGAACGTCATATAATTACTATCCCATAACCCGTCAACCATGTACTGAGCAGCATGCCAACCATCGCTACACTCAACTTGATCTAAACGCCTCCATATAAAATCATATATTATCATTTAAAAACCTCCAGTAAGATAATACATTGAAACGGTCAAGTAAGTGAGGACTAAAATAGCCCTCACGAATCCCCAATTAAATAGCCGCATAGAACTTACCTAGTTTAGGGTAGAATGTATATGCATCCTTAGTCAGCGCTATGTCCTTAGTCACTTCTCTAATTTTGCCTATGTGCTCAACGTGGTCAGGATAATGCAAACGTGAGTGACCATCGCTATACTGGACCAAAATAGACTCTTGTTGAAACCTATCAAACGCAATAAATTCTAAACGCTCGATATCGTCAACACGTTCTGTAGGGACAAAAAACGACGTCTCGCTACTACCTTTATAACATCCTACCATTTCAGTTGGCTTGAAGCCTAATTTAGTTAACATTAGTTTTAGTTGATTGGTTCTAGTGTTGTTCTCATCTAGTCTTAAATGAGATAATTCAGCCGATAAAATAACAAATTGATTAAAATTAAGCATGTTTCCTCCTTTATGCTATGTTATTTAATTTTTTAATTGATAACCACCAGACATTGGTACGCTCTACAGCTCTGCGACATTCGTCACGCTCAGAATCCCATTGAACTTCAACCTCAGTTGGGATCGGTGGTAAATTGATAATGTTTGTTGATACTGTTTTAGTTTTGTCAGACATGTCAACCTCCCTAAGTTTTACGTCTAATTAATCTTCTCATGATTAACGCGAAGTGTCAAGTATAAAAAGAAAATAAATCGTAATATTTTATCATATCATTATATAGTGAAATCCGGTGTTTTCTTGCCAAGCAAGTCTATGCAAATCTCGCGCCAATAAAGTCTTGCGCCAGAAATAAAGCGACCTCACTCCCACACAAACAGTCCAAACATGTTTCGCGCCAAGACATAGGTCTCGCCTAAACAAGCCCCCCTTAAATTTGCACCCCCACCAAGATATGCTAGGAATAGAAATAAAATATATGCCTCCACACCTATTTTTCCCAGATTTTATTCCCTCACCAGACACGTAACTGCCCGTAATCACGCTAGTTTAGGCACTACCCTTGTTAGGGGTTATTTCACCTGGAATAGGGGTATATCTGGACTCCCACTCCCCTACAGACATGCGTAAGCGTAGACTTTTTTACATACGAGCGAAGCGAAGTGTGTAAAAAGGGGCTGTCCAGGTATTGACATGTGCAATGTACTGTGCTAAGGTGAGATAATGCGGAAACCAACTAAATTCAAGTGTGGCTGTTATAACTGGCAAATATACTGGAGTCAGGAGGAAGCCGAAGAGATGTACGGTAAGACAGATTCTAGTACCAAAACTGTTACTATATACAAGTGTAAGAATGATGAGATTACCAGAGAAACACTACTACATGAACTACTTCACGTGGTAATGGAGGATAAGGCAGAGGCAATATTTAACTTTGACTCTGATAGCAAAAATTATGATAAAGAGGAGAATCTTATTAGATTGATATCTCCTGTACTGATGCAATTAATAATGGATAATCCAGAACTATGGCAATTCCTAAGCAAGGGTAAGAAGAAATGAGCGAAGTAAAGTCAAAATATGACCTAGATACGGCAAAATCCATGTTTATGGACTTCAAACCGCTAAAAGAGATAGCTAAGGTATTGAATATTAAGTACAGAACACTGGTATATCATAAAAATAAGTGGGAAGAAGAGCGAAATCTGGTACGTAAGGAAATTTTGCGAGATTTGGCTGATAACAAGAGAGCGATTTTAGTAAATCTTACATCAAACTCGCTTGATTGTGTAGATAGGGCGATAGAAGATCTGAAAAAGAGAGACAAACCGCCAACAATACATGAGGCTAGGTTGCTAACTAACATTGTGTCTGAGATTGATCGTATAATCAGGCTAGATGATGGAGAGCCGACTGATATAATTAGCGAACACAAGCCGTCTACAGTAATAGAGCTGAAGGCGAAACTAAAAAATGACCCATTTTACATCGAGGATGCGTCTTACAGGGAGATTACAGATGAAACTACTACTAGCAATAATGCTTCTGGTTCCGACACTAGCTCTGAGTCAGATAACACTAACAAAGAATAACCATATTGTATTTAAGGGGGTTGTAAATGCTACGAGCGTTGGAAAAGCTTCAGTCGATCTGCTCAAACTTAGTTTCAGGACTAAGCCAGGGGACACGTTATATATTGTTCTTGATAGTCCTGGTGGTTCTGTCTACGATGGGCTCAATTTTGTTCAGCTCTTTGCTACGATACCTAGGAATGTGGAGTGCATAGCTATTAGAGCTTACTCTATGGGACATCACTTTCTACAAGCATGTCCAGGTAAGAGATATGGTGTACCTAATATGTCATCTATGGCTCACAGAGCCTCTGGAGGTTTTAGAGGTACATTTAACAAAGGTGAAATAGAACAACAGTTAGAGTTGTGGACAGGTATTGTACAATCTATGGAAAAAGTAAATGCTAAACGTATGGGACTTAGTTTAGAAAAGTATCAGTCCTATGCAAAGGATGAGTACTGGTGTCATGGATATGATTGTGTAAAGAAAAATTTTGTAGACTCTATTCAAACGGTAGGATGTAGTAAAGAATTAGTAAACGAAGAAACTAGTAGAATAGTAAATAGTTTTTTTGGTAGTTATAAAGTATATGAATCTAAATGTCCTCTTATAGGTATGATTCGTTACGAAAGGTTAAATAGAAGACGATGAGCTTAATAGACCTAAAACCTAGTGATGCCTTATATCTGCAAATCATGGAAGATCTGCATAAACATTGGAATCCTCATGAAGGACAGGTTAAGGTAGGTATGCCCTTAGTAAAGGGAGATGTAGGTACGGTCTTTATACAATGTGGACGGAAATGGGGTAAGACGGACTTTGCCGTTTACATGTTATGGCGGCATGCTTTGTTACACCCTGGTTCCACATGTTACTACATTACTCCAGAACTATCTCACGGTAGAGAACTAGTTTGGCATAATGGTCGTCTAGCTCAGTTTGGTAGAGAGAAAGATGAGAAAGGACGTTTTGTTCCAGGTGGAGAAGAACCACTAAAAAAATATATAAAACATATAGGTAATACTGACTCACGTGTTACTTTTAAAAATAATAGTACAATAAAGATTGTAGGTTCTGAGAACTGGGCTGCTGCTAACGGTCTTACACCAGACTTTGTGGTATATGACGAATTTAAAGTATTTCATCCTATGTTCCATACAGAAATGAATCCAAACCGTATTGTACGTAAAGCACCTCTTGTAATAATCGGGACACCGCCTAAGCCAGGAGACCGAAACCAAGATCAATATATGGAGTTTGCAGATGAATGTTTTGACAGGAAAGATTGCGCACACATTATCGCCTCATCTTATGATAATCCATACACACCTAAAGAGGAGATCGACAGGGAAATTGAAAAACTCAGGGTTCGTGGTGAAGATGATGTTATCAAACGAGAGTATTTTGGAGAAATCAGCTTGGGAGGAAGGAACTCTATTTTCCCAATGTTTGACCCCAAAAGATTACAACCCTTCAGAGGAGTAATTAATGATATACAGAAGGATCTTAAAAAACTTGATTGGTATTGCATTACTGATCCTGGCTCCACTACTTGTTTTGCCGTGCTTTTTGCTGCTATCAATCCTTATACTAAACAGGTGTATATTCTTGACGAACTCTACGAGACTAGCCAGGAGAATACGTCAGTTAGGCAAATTTATCCTAGAATAAAAGAAAAAATGAAAGAACTAAATCCTTATATAGATGTAGATGATTGGTATAAGGTATATGATGAAGCCGCAGCATGGTTTGCTACTGAATTAATGGGTCAATTTGGAGATTATTTCATGCCTACAGCTAAACACTTACATAAAAAGGAAAATGGACTATCTTTATGTAAAGATCAAATGATATATAATACTGTAACCTTTTCAGATCGCATGGTAAAGTTAAAATGGGAGATACAGAACTATGTACGTACAGATAGAGGCGATATACCTAAGAAAAATGACCATTTAATCGATTGTTGGAGATATTTAAACGCAGCAGCTAATTATGACATGAATGAGGTCATAGAGAAAAAGCTAAATAAAGAAAACGATAGAGGATGGAGACGAAAAGAAGACGATTTAAACGATATAAAAAAAGAACAAGATTGGACTTGGAATATGATCCCCTGGGAGGACTAAACTATGGATATTACACAGATTTCAGTAATTTTTTCACTTTTATCTTGCATTTTAAGCATGATTCTGTTACCTTTTACTCTGTATGCTCTGATTTTGGTGAAAAGTTTGGAAAAACAAACACACACCGTACAATTTATGCCAGCCGAGGAAGCTCTCAATACTGAGAAGTTTGCCGATCCTGACAAAGTATTCGATGAAATAAATCAAGAGCAACAAGACGAAAATGAAGAAATATACAGAATGGTATAGGAGCATAAATGAGTTATTTTGATGAATTAGGTGACGACCGACCGGATAAAATAAACGTAAAACCATTCCACGCAATAAACAAAGAAGACGAAAAAGAATTACTAGAGTGGTGTACTAAAGTAGTTAAATCTTTAGAAAAACAAGCAATTAGTAGAAACTCTAAATGTAGAAAAAATCTAGAATCATATCGAGGTTCTGTAACCACTATCAAGCGTACAGATATTAGACGATCAGAGCGTCAATTCCTTAACAAGATTAATAAATTTATTGTTAATCACCTTCATGACATGACAGAAACTCGTATATCTCAATTATCTAGATTAAAGCCTTCAGTAAATATTATGCCTACTAATGATGAGTATGAAGATAGAAATGCAGCTAAAGCTGTAAAATATCTAATAGATCATATTTGGTATATTAATAATATAGAAGAACTTAGAGCTAAAATGCTAAGAAATGCTTTTATATTTGGCGAGTCATTTTGTTTTGTAAATTGGAACAAAGATAAGGGAGATTTACATCCTTTATATGTCAAAGCTAGAGATCTAGGTATATCTCTTGATTTCATAGATAAGAATGGAAACAAGATATTGGATGCTCAAGGCGTTCCTCTAAAAATAGATCCTAGTAAACCTATACATGTTGGAGATGTAGAATATGAAATAGAGGTTCCTTGGAGAGTATATCTACAAAGACAAAAAAGTTTTGATAAAGTAGAATACTGTTTTAGAACTAAAGTAGAGGCTACAGAAACATTGAAAAAAATGTATCCTACTAAAGCTGATAAATTAAAAAGAACTGCTGATGTAAAAGCTTTCGATTCAGATGACCTTACAGAGCATTTTCTTGAAGAGGAAACAGTTTACTACGAATTCTTTCATAAAAAAACTAAATACTGTCCTCAAGGATATTATGTAAAATTTACTGATGATTGTATCCTAGAAATGGACATACTAAGATTTAGCCACGGTAATTTACCACTAGTGCGTATAACTGATATGGATGTACCTGAGCAGTTAAACGGAATATCTCAATACGAAATGGTAAGACCTATACAAAATATGCATGATAATTTATCTACCTTATTAGCTAAGAACATTTACATGATGGGACACGCTAAGTGGGTTATGCCTAGAGGTGCTTGTAAAATAGAATCACTAGGTAATGATAATACTATTGTACAGTACCAAGGTCCAGTACCTCCTCAAATGTTACAAACTCAACCAAATCCTCCAGAAGCATACAATTTCAGGGATCAGTTACGTAATGAAATGGGACAAATATATGGTATCCAAGGGGTATCTAGAGGAACACCTCCTAAAGGTATTACTGCTGCCGTTGCTTTACAATTTTTAAATGAACAAGAACAAGAAAGAAACAGTACCACAGTAATCAAGCATAATGAAATGATTAAAGAGCTTGCAAAAATGACAATATCTGTTGCAGGAGATTATTATGAGCCTGATGATGGACGTATGGTACGTATAGTAGGTAAAAATAATAAGTATGCAATTAGACATTTTGATACTGCTAATTTAAGTAAAAATTATGACATTAGATTAGAACTTGGATCAGGCTTACCTGAATCTAAAGCCGGTAAAGTACAACGTGTTATAGAACTTATGCAAATGAAACCTAATTTACTATCAGATGAGAGATGGCTTGACTTATTAGATCTAGGTAATACAGACAAAATGAATAGTTTATTAACTGTTTCTGTAAGAGCTGCTGAATCTGAGACTGAAGATATAATGGCAGGAAGACCTGTGGGAGATCCTGAAGAATTTGAAGATCACATCATACACTGGAAAGTACATTCTAAAGCAATGCAAGAGCGTACATTTAAAGAAGAATGTCCTGTAGAGTACAGAGAAGAGATGATGGAACACATCGCTATACATGAATTTTTGATGGTAGAAAAAGCTAGGGTAAATCCTTTATTTGAGGCTAAGTTAGCAGAGTTAGCTAATTTTCCAATTTTTCCAAATGGATTTACTCCAAGGTCTGTAGAACAGCAAAAATTAGTTGTTCAAGGACAAGCTAATAGAGGAGAGGTAATTACTGGAATGGTTCCAGGAGAAGATAAATCAGAAATAGAAGAAAAGGGAGAAAACTAAAATGAGTGATGAAGCAACAAATCAGGTGCAAGAAATTCAACAAGAGGTGGATTTAGCTCCAGAAGCTAATGAAAGTGCGCAAACACTATCTTTTGATGAACTAGATGCATTAACAGATGGGAGATCAGGAGCAGAAGTATTAAGTGATGCTAAAAAAGAGATTTCGGGAAAAACGGACAAATCAGAGTCTAAAGAGCAAAGTACAGCAGAAGCGAGAGAAGAAGCAGAAGAAGCAGAAGTTATTGCTAGAGCGAAGGAAGAGAAGACAGAAGAAATTAAAAAACTTATTGCAAAGTACGGAGAAGAAAACCTTGAGATGCCGGCTAATGCAGTATTTAAGCACAAAGTAGATGGAGAAGAAGTAGACGTAGAGCTACAAGAATTATTAAATAATTATAGTGGTAAAATGTCTTACGATAAAAAATTTCAAGAATTTTCTTCAGAGAGAAAAGAATTTGAAAGGGAAAGGGAAGATTACAGTAAACAAATTGATAATATTAATAATTATATTAATTCGTTTGCTGATAAATTAAAAAATGATGATGCTTTAGGAGCATTAGCTTATTTCGCAGAATTTTCTGGAATGAAGCCTCACGAGTTTAAGAGGGAACTTCTAAGCCAGTTAGCACCCGAAGTTGAGCGATTAAGCATGATGTCCCCTGAAGAATTAAAAAATGAGGAACTACTTGCTCAAAACGAGTATCTCCTCAAACAACAAGAGTCTGCACAAGAGCAAGCCCAAAAACAGCAAGCCTTAAAGGAACTGGAGATGGAGATTGCCGATGTTCAGGAAGCTCACAGTATGTCGGATGAAGAGTTTGAAAATGCTTACCAGGAATTGTTGGATTCTGAGTACGAAGGAGACATTAACCCTCAAGCTGTAGCTGAGTATTATACTCATAGTATAGCTTTCTCCAGAGCGGATGATGTTTTATCTAGTATTAGTCCACAACTAGCAGATCAAGAATCAGTAGTCGAAAGCCTTCAACAGGTGATTATGGAGAACCCATCTTTTGATAACGACGACCTGAAGGAGATTGTGCAAGAGGTTTATGGTGACATGCTTGAACAAGCATCCAAAACCGTTTCTAAAAAGGCAGAGCCTAAAGAAACAAAAAAGAAGGAGTCAAGATCTAAAGAAAGTTATATAGATTTTGACGATTTATAAACTTAATTAACTAAGGAGTTAAAATGTCTAATCAATTTAAAATGTCATTAGATGAAGTCTCAGCTCTATTTAAGATTAAGTACGAAAAGCTTTCTGAGAATGTATATAACTCAGCCAACGTACTTTTAGGGCGAGTAAAAAAATCTTACAATTTTACAGGTAAAGAACTAGCTATCGCTATTCCACAATCTTTTAGTGGTGGTGTTGGTTCTGGTGAATTACCTTCTTCTAACACAGCTATCTATGGAGATGCAAGAATCACTGCTAAAAAGATGTATGCTGTTGTAGAAATCGATAGAGAGACTATCAAAGCTTCTCTTTCTGACGAAGGTGCTTTTGTTAGAGCTACTAAAGAAGTAGTTCAAAAAGGTGTTGAGTCTTTTATGAGAAACCTTTCTCGTGCTCTTTTTAATGATGGATCTGGTAAACTAGGTACTTCTGTAGCTGTTGATGCTTTAGATCCTAAGGCTGCTTTATTAGCTGCTGATAGTGACGGAAACATTGTTGTTCCTATTGCTGACATGAAAGAAGCTAACTTTGAAGAAAGAGATCTTGTAGACGTTGAAGTAAGTTCTTCTGCTTCTACTGGAGCTGGAACTACTATTAAAGGTGTAGAGATTATAGCTGTTGATCCAGATAATACTACTAGTCCTACTGTTACTTTATCTTCTAGTAAAGTTGTTTTAGGTAACTTTGAAGACGGTTCTGGTAACCTACAAGCTGCTGAAATCTACATGCAAAATTCTAAAGATGCTGACCCAGAAGGTCTTAAACTTCTTGATAAGTCTGCTTCTACAGATTCTTCTTACGGAATCAACCACGGACGTAGATGGAAAGCTGCTCAGAAACTTAACGTAGGAACAGAGATATCTACTGACTTACTTAACGAAATGATGTTGAAAGTTAAGAAGCAGTGTGGTAAGTCTCCAAACCTTATTGTTTGTTCGTTTAAGCAGTATGAAAAAATTCTTCATATTATTGAAGACAAAGTTCAGTACAACGTAGAAACTAGAGCAGGATTAAAAACTGCAAACGGAGCACCTCTATCTTTTAGTGGTATTCAGTTTATGTCTATCGACGGACCTGTTGGGATCTTCCCAGAGCGTTTTGTTGAAGATGACAGACTATATCTTCTAAATGATGCTCATATCCACATTCACCACAGACCAGACTTCGGTTGGTTTGATGATGACGGAACTGTTTTCTTACGTAAAGCTTCTAGCGATGCGTACGAAGCACGTTACGGTGGATATCTTCAGATTTACATTAACCCATGTTTTCATGGTGTAATCTCTGGATTATCTTAATCTAAAGTAAAAGAGCGTATTCCTCCCTGACGCTCTCCCCTCAGCTTCAAAAACGGCTGGGGGGTTTTTAGGGAGTTACTATATAGGAGTTTAAATGGCATCTAATTATAAGAAAAAATTTAAGACTACCGAAACGACTAAGGCTGGCGGAGCCGAGGTTGTTAGTGATCCTATTGAACTTGGACCTCGTACAAAGAATCACATATTAACGGTAACAACAGATAATAGTCTATCCGGTACAGTAGACGTAGAAATGGAAATGAGTCCAGATGGACAAAATTGGTGTCCGGCTGTATCTCGTACAGTAAGTTCATCGGCAGCTAGTCAAACAGGCGACGTAATTGGAAACGAACAAGCTGTTAAACTTACACCAGATGCAGGTGAGTTTAAAAATAAATTTGCTAAAGGCGGTCTTAACTTTGATGTAAATGGAAACACAGTTTCTCCAGTAGGTTCTGGAGATAGAGATTTTATGCATCAACATATTGGAACAAATAAATCATTTAATTACAGTCAGTGGTTTAAAACAAGTGAGAACCCTACTACTACATATAAGCCTGTTCTATTTAGACATGGTGGATACGATAACTTTACAAATGCTAAAGTAATACAAACAGATAGTAATACTACAACGCAAAATTTGACTGAGCAAATAGATAGCTCAAATACAAAATATGCTCGGACACCTGGAAATACTCCTGCTGAAGGTATGTATAGTCAAACAACTTTTACAAACAATAAAGGCTGGTTTCCTACTTATGATGATAGTACAAGATCAGGTGGAACTGTGCATTGGTGGACTCAAACTGATTCTGCTATAAGTTTCTGGCATAAAGGAGATAAGACACAAAGTAGTCAGCAAATGATAATGTATCAATATTATCATGATCATGGAGCTCCCTTTCACTCTACTTATGATACTTGGGAAGGTCAATTTTTTATATATTTTCAATATAATAAATTATATGTACAAAGAGCTAATAGAGATTATCAACGATCAGGATCTTGGGGAGCAGGTGGATGGAAAAGTTTTGACGTGAGTAATGCTAATTCTACAGATTGGCATCATTATGTTATAAACATACCTCAAAATGCTAGTTTATACACAGCTATAACTAATTCTACATTATCAATAAATGCAGGAAATACTACTGTAGGGACTACTGCAACACAGGCAGGTACATATGACCCTGATTCAGCAGCTTTAACTGTTGTAAATGCAGGTATATTATCAAGATTACCTGGTGCTAGTACCACTCCTAACACTTTTCCAAACATAGGAACTACGCAATATACAGCAGATATAGACGAATTATCTACTTGGCGTAAGAGTCTAACTTCTCAAGAAATTTCTGAAATTTACAATTCAGGAAATTATTTTAATGTAATGGATAGTTCTTGTGCTTCTTACTTAGAAAGACATATACGATGTGGAGATGAAGCAGGTGATGGAGCTTCTCTTTATGATGCTGTATCAGGTACATCTTTCCTAGATTCTCATAATGGTACAGACGTAACTTATACACATAATGCTTCAGATCCTATATATTATCAAGGAGGAGCTAAATCAGGAAATATATTTACCACAACATCTAATTTATCTATATCAGGCTGGTTTAAAACTACGCTAGACGCTACAGGTGTACTGTTTAGCAATACAGAAGGAGCCGTTACTGATGGATTAAAAATGGAAGTAAATGCTAGTAATATGGTACTTACTCTCATAGATAGTAGTCAAACTATTACAGCAGCAACAGATGTAAATGATGGGGAATGGCACCACTTAGTAGTAACAAAGCCTTCGGGAATTACTCCAACTATTAAAGTATATATAGACGGAAGTGAGAGTGTATCTACTACAGTAACTACTATATCTAATGATGATTTGAAAGGAGGAAATGGATTTACCTTACTAAGTGATGGACAAAACAATGCTCATAATGCAAGTCCAGCAAGTACAGATAGTTCAAAACTACAGGCTTCTATATCTAATTGGAGTCTACATAGTGAAGTATTAGATGCTAATGCAGACCTAATGGAATACCAAAACAAAATGGCTGCTTTAAAAAAGCGTGATGAACAAGAAGCTAAAGAACGTGATTATACTAAAATAGCAGCATTACAAAAAGCAGCAGAAGTTGATTATGGTAATATGAAGCCTGTTTATGTTGATTTAACTAAAGCAGAAGCACAAGCTATTGTAACACCGATTGTTCAAGCAGCACAAGCAGCTTGGGATGCAGAATCAGATGAATACAAAGCTACAAATTCAAGACCAACAGATATAACATTACCATAGTAAAATCCTTATGGCAGAATATAAAAGCATAAAAGGATTTACTGTTAAGAACAGAACGTCTGATCCTCTAGCAGGAGGACTTGCTGGTGCTACATGGTCTAGTGGTGGCACTATGAACACTGGAAGAAATAGAGGATATGGAACAGGAACTCAAACTGCAGCTTTAGCAGCAGGAGGTTATGCTCCATCTGTTACAGTTAATGCAGAAGAATATAATGGTACTTCTTGGTCAGAACAAAATAATCTTCCATCAGGTAGAGGTCAAGGTGCTGCGGGTGGAACTCAAACAGCAGCTTGTCTTACAGGAGGACAAATATCAGATGGCACGAATGAAATTTTATTATATGATGGAACAAGTTTTTCAACCTCTCCTGTAACATTAAATCAAGCAAGACAAAATCATGCAGCAGCGGGAACATCAACAGCTTTATTAAGTTTCGCAGGTATTTACTCACCTGCAACATACACAGGTTTAACAGAATTATTTGATGGTTCTTCTGCAACTGAAGTTGCAGATTTAAACACAGGTAGAGGAGATTTAGGAGGATTTGGAACATCAACAGCAGCTTTAGCAGTAGGTGGAAATTCTCCAGGAGCACCTAATTCTGCTTTAGCAGAATCATGGAATGGAACTGCTTGGACTGAAGTAGGAGATTTAAATACTGGTAGACAACAATTTGCAAGTTCAGGAAGTCAAGCACTTGGATTAGTTTTTGGAGGAGAACCACCAAGAACAGGAAAAACAGAAGCATGGAATGGATCATCTTGGACTGAAGTTGCAGATTTAAATGTTGCAGTAGATGAAAACATGGGAAGCGATCAAGGAACAGATGTAACTGCTTTATCTTTTGGTGGAAATTCTAATATTACAAACACAGAAGAATGGTCTCAAGCAGGAATAACAGACTCAATACAAAACGAAGGACAAGTTTATTTTCGTAGCGATACAGGTGATATGAAACTTACAGGAAAAGTTTTTGGTACAGGTGCTTGGTCGTCAAGTAATGTTACAAATACAAAAATTGGAAATAGAGCATTTGGTGGTTCACAAACAGCAGGATTGTTAGCAGGTGGTAATCCCACAGCTAATAATATGGAATTATATGATGGAACATCTTGGACAAACTCTACAGTTATCAATACAGGAAGACGAGCATTAGCAGGTTCTGGAACAGTCAATACATCTGTAATAATACAAGGTGGATTGCTTACAAATCCCTCTGCACTTACAGAAATTTGGGATGGTTCAAGTTGGACGGAAGTAGGAGATTTAAATACTGCAAGATTTTATGGTGCAACTGCATCACAAGGTTCGGTAACTGCAACACTATATGCTGGTGGTAATGCTGCTGCAACAGAATTGTGGAACGGTTCATCTTGGAGTGAAGTAAGTGACATAAATTTAACTAGAACAGCAATTAATGGTGCGGGAACTTCAACAGCTATGATAATAGCTGCTGGAGAAGCACCAGCACCTCCTTTTAGAAAAGCAGAAACAGAAATATGGGATGGCACTAGCTGGACAGAAGTAGGAGATTTAAATCAATTAGGTATTCATAGAGGAATGGCAGGTGTTTCAAGTTCTTCGGCATTATGTTTTGCAGGAGAAATACCACCTATGACAGCAAAAACAGAAGATTGGAACGGAACAAGTTGGACTGAAGTGGGAGATTTAGCAGCAGCAAGAGATTTACAACAAGCAGGAGGTGGAACATCTACTGCCGCAATAGCAGCTGGTTCAAGAACAGCACCATTTAGTGGTGCAACAGAAGAATGGAATGTACCTGAATCAATATGTAATTTAACAATAACGGATTAATATGGCAACTTATAAAGGCATAAAAGGATTTAACATAAAGTATTTAGACTCAGACCCACCTAACCCTGTTGAAGGAGAAATTTGGTATAACTCATCAGCTAGTAAATTAAGAGGTTATGCTTTAGGAACTGGTGCTTGGTCTAGTGGTGGTAATATGGCTAGTGGTGTGCAAAATGGTTGGATGTCTGGAACAACTCATGCAAATTCAATTTATTTTGGTGGTGGTACTCCCCCAACTGCTAATACACAAGCATATGATGGTACAACTTGGACAGAAGTAAATAATTTAAACCAAGCAAGAACTAGAATATCTGGATCACAACAAGGAACTCAAAGTGCTACATTAGGATATGGAGGTCATCCAACAGACTATAATGGTTTAGTTGAAAGTTGGGATGGAACTAATTGGACAGAGGTTGCAGAACTAAATACAGCTAGAAGAGCTGCAAATGGAGCTGGTACACAAAATGCAGCTTTATGTATTGGCGGACATAATGGAAGTAATGTTGTTGCAAATAATGAATTATGGAATGGTTCTAGTTGGACAGAAGTTAATGATTTAAATACTGCTAGAGAAAATTTACAAGGTGGAGGATCATCTACTTCTGCTATTATGGGAGGTGGTAGTGTAAGTCCTCAAACACAAGCAGAGTCTTGGAACGGAACAAGTTGGACAGAAGTTTCTGAAATAAATACTGCCAGAACACAAGGAGCTGGTGCAGCTACTGATAATACAGATGGAATAATATTT